TGGAGGGAGTTGGTGGAGAGGCTGGTGGGGGAGTGGGTGGGGAAGGGAGAGAGGGGATGACATTCACCGAATGCCACGCAGCCATCGGCGAAATCGTCGGTGGCCTGGACGATGCGGCGTATTGCCTGGAGGTCCGCCTATGGTCGATGCCGCGTAATACGACGCCGAGCAAGATCGAATGGCAAGCCTGGATCGCCGGTATCCAGTCGCACGTGCGGGCAGATAGCCCCGAGGAGCTCGTCGCGGCGGTGCGGGTCGAGCTGGCGTTTTGGGGGACGGAGAAGGCGACCGGGGTGAAGGAGGTGATTCTTTGAGCGCCTACAACTCCACCATCCCCGCCCCAGCATCCGCGGCCGAGCAGCAGATGGCGCGCGAGCTCGATGGTCGAAAGTGGGGCGCACATCGAGCAACGCGCAAGCGCCTGGACAAGGCCGAGTACGGCAATTGGGTCGTGCTCGAAGACAACATCCAGCGCGGCGCCGAGCTGGCCGGTCACACGAAGTACTTCGCCCGCGTCATCTGCCGAGTGCACGGCGTCGAGCGGACCATTCCGGAGAGTAAGCTTCGGGACGGGACGGCTCAGAAGTGCATGCGATGCGTGAGGGCTAGGACTGAGGTGCTCATCGTGCCGAAGAGGGTGCCTTGAGCAAGGACGAAGCCGAAGAACTCCTCAAACTCCGCTCCCTCCGCCGCGCCGCCCGCGAGTGGGTCGATGCGATGACGAACGAGCGCGAGACTCGGCGCAACATGCTGGAGGCGGAGTTGCGGTTGATTGCGGCGGTGGAGGAGGCGGAGAAATGAAGAAACTAGATGAGCTGTCGATCGCGGACCTCAATCACGAAGTTGCGTTCGCGCGCCACAGGTTCCCCGGCAACGCACTCCTACTGGCCGCACTCTTCGAGGAGGGCGGCGAGTTGGCTAAGGAGCTTTTGCAGCGCGGTGGTCGCGAGAGGGTGCGAAAGGAGGCCCTCCAGGTCGCATGCGTTGCCATGCGGATCTACGAAGAGGGCGACGCAACGTTCAGCGACGTAACCGACGCGCAGGCGAAAAAGTGACCTCGGCTCGCGTGCTCGGTATCTGCGGCTTGGTCGCCGCGGCCCTTACGATGGCGGCGGGTTATGCCTCGATGCCGGTTTTGCTCGGCGTGAGTGGGACGGTGATGATGATCGGGAACCTCTACGCAATGAGGCGCGGATGACCGCCGACGACGACATATTCTTGATGATCGACCGCAACAGTCCTTACCTCTCCTGGACCGACCTTCTCGGCCAGGAAGCAACGGTCACGATCGTCTCCGTATCCGGCGGCACCGTCGAGGATCCGAAATCGCGCAAGAAGACGCGCAAAGCGATCGTGACTCTCAAGGGGTGGGAGAAACCGCTCGCGGTGAACATCACGAACGCCAAGGTCATCTTCTCGATCACCGGGACGAGCAAGGCGAAAGCGCTCGTGGGGCATCGGATCACGATCTACCCCGACATGACAATCAAAAACCCTCGCACGGGGGAGATGGGGGCGATTCGGGTGCGACCGACGAAGCCGACTGGGGCGGGGATTCCGCAGTCGGCGTTACTTGGGAAGAAAACAGAAACAGTCCCGCCTCGTGAGGCGGGGGAGGAAGGTTGAACGTGGAAAAGAAGGCTGTCAGAGAGATGGTGGAGGCGACGGTACAGTGCGGCGCGCGGGATGTGGCCATCGTACGGCGCAGAGCCGACGATATACGTACGCACGATCGGCAGCTTGGCGCACTGTCGGCAGCATGATCGCCCTCAACGGCAACGGCGCGGCCCTCAAGCTCGCCAAGACGCGCGAGGGCTACGTGGCGAAGTTCGGCAGCTTCACGAGCGCGCCGAGTCCGGACTTCGCGACGTCGCTCGTGGGGCTGCGGGAGATGGTGAGAAAGGCGATGACGTGACGTTCGCCCTCCGCGACCCCAAAGACGCCCGCCTCCACTTCTCAACAGCGAAGCGCATCTCCGTCTCCGCCGCCCACGCTCGCTACTACTGCGAGAACCCGCCGGAGCCGACTCCGGCCATGCAGTTTGGGGGGCTGGTGGATGCGATCCTGATGCCGCACCCGGCCCGCAAGGTCATTGTGTTCGGCGGCAAGGTTCGTAACGGCAAGGCGTGGGAAGAGTTCGAGGCGTGCAACCCGAACTGTCTCATCGCTCGCCAGGACGAATACGACCGGGCCGTAGCGTGCGCCGAGGCCATCACACGAGACCCCGTAGTCCGCGAGATGGCCTTCCTCTCCGGCAAACACCAAGTCGTCGCCCGCTGGACCATGCACGGCCTCCCCTGGGCCACCGGCATCGGGGGCGAGCGTGGCGGCTTCGACCTACTCGGCGACACGTGGATCGCCGACGTCAAAATGACCACCACGACGGAACCGCGCCAATGGTCTCGGCAGGCGCGCCGTATGTTCTATCCCGAGCAGCTCGCGGCGTACCGTGAAGCGGCGAAGTCTCTTGGACATCTCATCACCGACTGTTACCTCATCGGGTGCGAGACGCGAGCGCCTCATTGTGTTACTGTCATGCGCGTACCTGAGCAGGACTTGGCCGATGCGGACAAGACGCTATACAACTGGTGCGAGCGAATCAAGCAGTGCGAGGCGGCCAATGCCTGGCCCGGGTACGTGCAGAGCGTGACGGATATCGAGCCCAAGGATGCTTGGGCGGGATTATTGGAAGACGATGGAGATTGACGAACATGGCAGACGAGAAGAAGACGAACGGAACGAAGACGGAAGCGGCCGCGAAGACTCGGGCGCCGCGCTCGGCCAACAAGCCGAAGTCCTTTGGGCAGACCATGGGCGGAATCCTCGACATGTTCGAGGCGTTCGACCCTGGCCAGCGCGAGAAGGTGCTCGGCATCCTGAATGCGCAGTACGGGTCGTCGCGTGGACCGGAGACGTTCGAGGGCCTCGGCGCGTCGGTATTCAACGGCACGGAGACGTCGATCCGTGGCTAAAGTCTTTCACACCGGCGGAAGGGCTGAGCCCGCGTAAACCGGTGTGAGGGAGGCTATCCGGGCGTCATGGCGCCCGGTAATGGCACGTTGCCTGTCCGCGTGGCCGAAGACAGGCGCTGTTAGCTATCCCCGGCCGAAAGGCGCCAGCTCTGTAACTGAGAACGAGGGAGAGAACGGTTACACCCGAGTCGCACGGGACAACGCCAGACTGGAGGGCGACAGGCGACGCCAGTGACAGGCCGGAGAGACGGCCATTTGCCCCCGCAGGATTGCCCCCATTCGCAAAGATTTCGCGCAAGGATCATCGCGGATGGGGCCAGTGTTCGACTCACTGGGGTGGCTCGATGAGTAAGAAGGAATGGGAGGAGGCGATCGGCGAAGCTTCACCCGTGGTGGAGGCGCTCCCGCCGGTCAACGGCGGCCCCCTCGCCCACCTCGACCGCCTAGAGCTCGCCCTAGCCTCCGAGGGCTTCCCGGCCATGTCGCCGTGGTGGTACGAGACCATCACAAGCTTCTACGAGAGGCACGTTCGTCAGCTCGTGCTGCGCGTCGGGCGACGAGGGGGGAAGTCGAGTTCCCTGTGTCGCATCGCCGTCCTCGAAGCTCTCTTCGGTGAGCACGAGATCCCGCCAGGTGATGTTGGCGTCGTGGCGATCGTGTCCGTCTCGATGCGCGAGGCGACGGAGCGGCTCCGGACGATTCGCGCGATCCTCGACGCCTTTGACATCGGGTACGATAAGAAGGTCACGAGCGAGATCCGGCTCACCGGCAAGCCGGTGGTCTTTCGCATCTTCGCGGCCACGCAAGGTGCGGTATCCGGGTTCACGGCGATCTGCATCATCTGCGACGAGGTGTCCAAGTGGATGAACGAGGATACTGGGGCCAATCCTGCGGCGGAGGTACTTGCGGCAATCCGGCCGACTATGGCCACGATGCCGAATGCAAAGATCTTCCTCTCCTCGTCACCGCTCGGGATGGCCGACGCACATGCCGAGGCTTTCGCAGTGGGGGCAACATCCTTCCAGCTTGTCGCTCATGCTCCCACGTGGATCGCCAATCCGACTGTTACGGAAGACGAAACCCACCGGCTCGAGCCAGACGAAAGGATCTGGAAACGTGAGTACGCAGCGATTCCTCAGTACGCGGTCCTTGGGGCGTTCGACCCCGAAGACATTGCGCGAGCGTTTCTCGTTCGAGATCCGGGTCTTGCGGGACATAACGTTCTGGTCAATGACGTCTCAAGTGGCAAGAAAGACTCTTGGACGTGGGGCGTATGTCGGTGGGAGACCCCGGAGACGGGAGATCCGTTTGTACGTTTCACGCTTGTTGACGGCATCCACGGTGCTTTTTGGAAAACTGAGCATGGGCCCGAAGTAGTTGCCAAGATCGCCGCCGTAGCCAAGGCCAACGACGCCCTAACCGTCCACGGCGACCAGCGCGAAGAGTTCATGGTCACAGGTGCGTTCAACGAAAACGGCCTGGGCTACTTCCCTCACCCCTGGACCGCGACGAGCAAGCCCGAGGCGGTGCAGGTTGTCCGCCGATGGCTCCGTGAGGGGACGCTGGTACTTTCTCCGCACGAGCCGATGCGAAAGGAAATGCTCGCCTTCGAGGAACGGGTCACGCCGGCCGGCGGCATCACGTTCGGAGCGCGCGGGACCGGCCACGACGACTACGTGGCGCTCCTCATCACGGCGGCCATGGCTTTTCAAGAGCGATTCTTTTATCCGGTGGCACTCCCGGGCAAGCCTGTGCTAGAGACGGAGGCAGATCGAGAGAAGCGACGTCGCGAGGATCGGAGGCGGCAGTGGCAGGCAGACCAGGGACAGAGCAAGGTGCGCGCGGCCATGGCGCGAGATGGTGGGCGGCGGGAACGCTAGTCCTGCTCGCGTGTGGGGGAGCCGTGGAGCCGGAAGTTGCGGACGCGGGGCCGTGGAAGTGTGACGTGGCGAGGCCAGGTAGGGCTCCGGGGAGTGCCTGCTTGGTGGTGGATAAGTGAGCTACCGCGGCAAGTGCGAGGCGCGGCGGCGCAGCAAGATTGCGTCCTGGCGACCCTGGAGCCTCTTCAAATTCACGGTCGGACGCGGCGCCCACGACTGGGCTATGCGCAAGGCGTTCGCCGACCCTGTCAACAATCCGCTGGCCGCCGCGCTGCATGCGGAGATGCTGGCCATGCAGGCGAGCACGATGCGATCGCTTGGGGTCCACCTGTGGGGACCGAACACGGTGGGCGAGAGCATCGCCGCGATCCAGGCCGAGATCAACAGTATCACCGAGAGGATTCGCGCCAATCACGTTCGGCTCGGGGATGTGTGGGCGAAGTGAGCTTCGTTCTCCACGCCCCACTCAAGTCCGAGGAAAGTTTTGTCTACGCCTCGTGGATACGCAGCTCCGCCGCCTTCGTCCCCACCAAAGTCTACCGCCCCAACGGCGGCCCGCTCACAACCAAGTGGATGCACGGACGGACCTGGACGGACATTCTCGGCAAGCGCGTCGAGCGACTCATGGCCAAGGTCGACGTGGCCGAGCTCGAGGGATCCCTGATCGGCTTCATCTGCGCGGAGCCCCCGGTCCTGCACTACGTCTACGTCGAGCCGAAGTTTCGCCGTCATGGGACGGCTACGGAGATGTTGCGCCGTGTCGGAATGAGCCGGCACACGCCGTGTCAAATCACGCACTGGACCCCGTTCGCCGACCTGTTTCTGGTCAAGGCGGAGTGGGATGAGAGGCCGTTGGAATGATCGTCGAACTCGTCACCCGTCTCGATTACCCCTCCCTCCTAAAGGAGCCTCAGCGAACGTCCAGGTTCACCACGGCGGAGGGGTACCATATCAACCTGGACGACAATCACACCGTGGCGGTTGGGCACGTCTCGGTCGATGGGGAGCTACTCATCATCCCGTTGGCGAATTGCCAGTTTATGCTGTGGAAGAAGCCGGCGGAGGTTCCGGCCGAGCAGCCGGTCACGGTGCCCATGCCGCAGAAAGGCAAGCGCCGTGTCTGAAACCATCACCGACATCTTCGGCGAAACCTGCACTGTCCTCGACCGATGCGGCCAGTGTCGCGCCCCCCGCTACCAGCGCGCCGGTGAGACCGGCTGGACGTGTCTTCACGAGCAAGGGTGCCGCGGGTTGAATTTGGGCGCGTGGCACGTCGATGCGAGGTGCGAAATGGAACAGGCAAAAGCCAACGACGCGCGGCAGATCGAGCATCGGGTCAAGGAGTACGGGGGGAACGTGGGGACGCCAAACGGGTACCAGGGACCGAAGCGGGCGCCGAGTAAGACGGGGGTGACGCAGTGACCCGTTCCCTCTTCCTCGCCATCCCCGTCTACCAAGCCAAGGTCCACGCCTTCGAGCGCTCAATGCGCGAGATCGAGCGCACGTGCCAGCGCATCGGCATCCCGCTCACCGTGCAAGAGATCATCGGCGACTCTCTCATCATGCGGGCCAGGAATCGCCTCGTTGCCCAGTTCATGAAGTCCGGGTGTGACGACTTCCTATTCATCGACTCGGACATCGAGTTCCGCCCCACCGACGTGCTGCGTCTCCGCGAGTCCGGGTATAAGCTTTGCGCCGCGCCGTATCCCGCGAAGGAGCCGGGCGGACGACTCATCGGCGTACCGCTCCAGGGCGGAGAGATCCGCGACGGCTGGTGCCCCGCCCAGGATATGCCGACCGGGTTCATGCTCGTCGCGCGCGAGGTCTTCGAGGCGCTCGCTCAGCATACCGAGGAGGTGGATGACGATATCGCGGGAGGCGGCGTCGGGAAGTACCGGATCTACTTCGATACGGCCGTGCACAATCGGCAATACCTGTCGGAGGACTGGGCGTTCTCGCGGTTCGCGAGACAGCATGGGTTTGAGCCGATGCTCGACATGCGGAGCACCCTAAAACACTGGGGGCTGTATGGGTTTAGCGCTCCGACGTTGGAGGAGCGGATGACTTTGGAGGCGGTCTCGGACGCCAGAGGAGGGCCCGTTAAGCCCGAGCCTCAATTCCCGCCCGGCGGAGGCTCCAAAGAGCCGGGCATTTTTCTCGGGTTTCACATCCTGCATGGCCCGGGTGAGGCTAGACAGGACGCTTTCGAGCGCCTCGTTACCGCGATCGGGCCCGAGAATCACATCTGGGAGGAGGTTGGCCCCGGCCCCGAGCACGCCTTCAACGGCCGCCGCTGGCATCGCGCCCTCGACATGGCCAAGAAGCTCGGCCACACCCACTGCGCCTTCCTCGATGACGACGTTCTCACCTGTCCGGACTTCGTGGCGAACCTGCGGAAGGTGATCGCGGCGCAACCGGAGAGGGTGATTGGGCTGCATCACCCACATGGATCCATGTGCGGCGCTGCATACCAGATGACCGGCATTCGAGAGGTCAACGTCGCCGGCATGGTCGAGTGGTGCGGCAACCACTGGGTTACCACGTCGGACGGCGTACTGGGCCCAGCCAACGTCATCCCGACCTACATCCTGGAAAAGTTCCTAGAGTGGCGCGCGTCGGCACTGCTGCCCGGCGCGCTCGAAGCGATCGATTCGGATGTACTTCTCGGCCTGTTCTGCCTGGAGCACAACGTCAAGGTCTACCATCCGATCCCGACCATCACGGATCACGACCTCACGATCGCGACCAACTTCGCCGGCAACGAGAAGACACGCGGGCGAGCGACTCAGTGCAACTGGAAGACATATCCCCTGCCTGAGTCGTGGTCGCAGCGCAGCGAACCTGAGCATCTTGGGTCGTGGTTCGGCCCCTGGTGCTCCCAAAACGCCCGCTGGCTCAAGCGCCCTTCCTCCGACCCGATCATCTCCCCCACCGGCTTCTGGACCGGCCCGAACGTCGCTGCCCATCACGCGATCGATCCGGGGCTGGCGAAGTGGATCGCGGGCTACCTCTCCCCGAACCGCCTCGTGCGCGACCTCGGTTGCGGGACGGGTGGTTACCTGAAAGTCCTCGCCGAGCACGGCTTCTCCAAGCTCGTCGGGTACGATGGCGAGGTCCCTCACCCTCGGCTTTTCGGCAACGTCCAGCGCTGCGACCTCACGGTGCCGCAAACGTGGCACGACCCGAGCGATACGATCTGCCTGGAGGTGGCGGAGCACGTGCCGGCCGAGCACGAGGCGCAACTGCTCGACAACATCTGCTCCTCTGTCGAGGGCGGAGGGAGACTTGTCCTATCATGGGCCAAGCGCGGGCAGGCCGGGCACGGTCACGTCAATTGCAAGGACAATAGTGAGGTTATCTATCAGATGTCGCTGCTGGACTTCCACTACCTGGACCGGCAAACGCAGGAGGCTCGCAAGTCGGTGACGACGCTCCCGTGGTTCAGGGACACGCTAATGGTTTTCGAGAAGGGGGCGGAGTGAATCTCTTTGTGCAGATGAGGGGACCTGGGGCGTTGCCGATTCCACACCTCGGAGAGGGCGTGGACCATATGATCATCTGGTACGACGCCGTCCAATTCAGCGCGGAGTACCCGTCGCACGACATGGCGTGGCGCATCCTGGACGAGGACAAGAACGTGCGCAAACTGGGCGCGTTCGCCAGGATGGTGCCGCTTCGGGTACCGTATTATGAAGCCTTCATGCTCGCCGACGACGACATGCGCCCCATCGGCTGCACCGTCGCCGACACGTTCGAGGCGTTCGCTCGCTCCGGTGCCCGAGTGGGCCACCCGGCGATCGTTGGCCACTACGCACACGAGTGCACTCGACGCGCTCAGGACTGGCACGTACCGCACGCGCGGGTGCCATTCATTGAGCTCATGGCCCCCATGTTCACCCGCGCGGCCCTGCTAGACTACATGCCCCATTTCACCGAGACGGTGCACGGGTGGGGGCAAGAGCAGCTCTGGGCTCAGCGGGAGGAAGCGGCCGGGCGGCACTGCGTCCGGCTCGATGCTACACCGTGGGAGCATACGAGGCCGATCGCGCAGACGAGGAGTGGGCCGGATCCGAAAGAGGAAGGGCGGGCGTTTATGAGGAGGCACGGGATCGTGGATAGGTCGTGATTGCGATCGGCCGAGATCAAGACGTCGTCGTCATCATCGGAACCCCCGTTGGCGGGACGATGGTGGAGATCCGGATTACCGAGGAGGAGGCGGGCTCACTCCTTCGTCAGCTCTCTGCGATTCTCCACAAGGACGAGCCGGCGCTATTGCACCCGGAAGCGCTCCGGCAGTTCGAGAGGATGCGTCCCGCCCCCTCCCTCATCGTCACCGACCTCGGCGACCCGGCCGCAGAGGCTCGGGAAAGGGACGCGGCAGCCCTGGCGGCGCAAGGTGGGCCGGGACCGGCACGTCCGGGCAGGGCGCCGACGAGGAGCGCGGAAGATTTGGAGCGGCAGGAGGCGAGACGCCAACGACTGCGAGGGGCGGGGAACGGGACCGTTGAGGGCCCAGTAGATGAGTGACACCCTCCGCCCGGGTCCCACCCCCGACCTCCCCCTCGCCCGCAAGCTGGCCTTCGCCGTCATCGCCCTAGGCCAGCTCGAGCGTGCCATCCAAGGCCCCGTGCCGGTCATCTTCCCCGGCCAAAAAGCCGAGCCGCTCGGGGAGCTCCTCATCGACGCGGGCGAGGCAGTCATCGCCGCGGAGCCGCAAGCGGAGTACGACCCGCTCCGTCTTCCGCCGCGCGAGGCGTTCGTAGAGATGGTGAAGCAGGCAGCCCGGGAGCTCCAGGCATGGCGCCGCAGAGGCCGAGGCTCGTGCGGGCGGATGGGAAGCCTGCTATCACGGGGAAATGAGCAAGTCCGTCACCGTCGATACCGTCGTCACCATCGTCGGGGACGGCGAGGTAGACACATTCCGCACATCCGTCGGGACTCCAGTGGTCCTGGCAGACTCCCCCGCAACGCGGTATATGTATCCGCTAGGCGTTGGATATAACACGATAAATATCGTGACCAGCCCCAGCGGAACGCGGCCGAAGATTGCACTCATGATCCCGGACCCGGCGGTCGGTCCAACGAACGAGAAGTGGATCAAGGGCATCACGGGCGACACTGGAAAGCAGTGGTATGGGCAGATCATTATGCTGGAAATCTCCGCGTCCGATACGTCTATCAACGTGACGTGTACCGCGGCGGAGCATGTGGAGATTTTTCAGCTTTGAACCGACGCGACTTTCTCGAGCGGTTCTTCTACGCGCTCACATGTGCCATGCTGGCGCTATTTGGCATCCGGCCGGACCTGGAGCACGAAGAGGTCAAGGCGCTGGCCCGCAAGGTGTCGCGGAGCGTCAAAACGTTCGACACGCGTAGCATGAGCGACCTACTAAAGGAACTCTATCCCCAGAAGGCTATCTATCGCGCCCTTTACGGTTGACACACCTTGGCTCATGTGGCCAAAGTGTGCCGTGCCCGAGTCTCTCGACGAGCTCAAAGCCCGCTGCGTCCTCCTCCGCGAAATGGGCGTGGCGCACCATGACCCATCTTCGGGCGCCCTCTCGTTTTTTCCACCGGTCCGCGCGTTAGCCCCCGTCTCCGAGCAGGAGTCCGTAGAGGTCAAGCGACTGCGGGATGAGGCGGCCGACCGGGCGATGAACCGGGTACGGTACGGCGCCGCGGGGGGCCTCCAACCCGGACAGGTGCCGGTCTCCGAGGTTGCGCGCCGGACGCAGGAGGAGCGGGAGGAGCAGAAGCGGATCGCGCGGCAGAATGAAAAGGCCAGGGCCGCGCGGGCGAAGCTGGACGCGGCATGAGCGACCGCGAGCTCACCGACCAGGCCAAGTCGATCCGCGCCTCCCGCAAGTCCAAGAAAAAGGACGCGCCCGACGCCGGCAAGTCCGAGTCGAGCCCGGTCGGACAGCAAAAGGATCGTGACGTCCGGTGGTACCTCGCCCCCAAGGAGGAGATCCACGATCGCGTCATGTCCCGCGTCGCCCGACTGCGCAACCGCCAGCGCGCCCGCCGCGAGATGTACCGGTATTATTTGCAACTCTATGGCGTGAACGAATTCACCGGCCTTGGGTTGACGAATTACGAAGCAGCGTCAATCGGCTTCGTCGCACCGTCCCTACCTTACAACGTCGTGCGTCGCGGTGTGAACACGGTCGCAGCCAAGGTCGGTCGCCACAAGCCAGCGCCAATGGTTCTCACGAAGCGCGGCAACTACAAGGAGACGAAACGGGCGCGTGGACTCTCAAACTTCCTCGAAGGCGCGTTTGGCACCAACGCCTGCGACGTCTACCCCAAGACCGCGACGATGGCCCGGGACGCCCTCACACTGGGGCCAGGTCTTCTGTGGATTCACCACTACAGGGGTGACAAGCTCCCTAGGATCGATCGCACACTAGCGTGGGAAAACTTCGTTGATATCGGCGACGCGCACAACGGCGACCCGACGCAGTGGTGGATGGTCCGATGGGAGGATCGCGTTGACATCGGGTCGCATTACCCGGGCGCGAATCCGCTCGGTGAGGACCGGCATGACATCATCGAAAAGTCTGGAAGCACATCCGGCCTCATCGACGACATGCCGGACTACGAGCAGGGGATCGATCGTGTACTTGTCACGCGGTGCTGGCGCCTCCCTTGCGGCGACAAGCCTGGACGTTTCTATGTGGGAGTGGACGGGGGACTGCTGGACGAGGGTGAGTACACTCGGGACCATTTCCCTGTTCTGATGCTCGGCTACGTCAAGCCCATGATTGGCGTATGGCCGGACGGGCTTGCGGCGGAGATGTCGGGCTTTCAAGAGGAAACCAATTACGTCACCGAGACGCTTCGGATGGCGCACCGGATGGTGGGCACAGGTATCTGGAAGGTGCCGGACGGCGGCGACGTCATCGATTCGCACTTCGTCAACGAGGTGGGCACGATCCTGAAGTACCGGCAAGGCTTCGAGCCGATGTACCAATCGCCAGATCCGGCCAATCCTCAAACGTACGAGTACCAGCAGCAGTGCGCGAACGGCGCGCTCCAGTGGTCCGGCATCTCGACCATGAGCGCCAACGCAGAGAAGCCGGCCGGCATCACGAGCGGCGTCGCACTGAACACGCTCGACGACGTGGAGTCGGACAACTTTGCGCTGTTTGAGGAGGCGTACGAGGACATCCACATCAAGGTCGCGGATAGGCTGATCGAAGAGTTCAAGGAGATGCACTCCGAAGACGCCGAGATCGCGGTCTTCGCAAAGCAGCGCCGACAGCTGCTCGAGGTCAAGTGGGCAGACGTGGATATGGATCGGGACGTAATCGACGTTCAGATTTGGCCAACGAACCTGCTGGGCAGAACGCCAGCGGCGAAGCGTCAAGCCGTATCCGACTTGTTCAACTCCGGCATCATCGATCGCACTATGTATCTGCGTCTGCTCGACGCGCCGGACCTCGACGCGGAGTTTGACCTCGAGTCGAGCATGACGCTGATAGCGGACGAGCAGATCGATCACATGCTCGACGTAGAGCCGGAGAACGTCAACGATCCGGACTCGTACAAGCGTCCTGGCCCGTACCAAGACCTCGTGTATGCGATGCGTCGCTCGCAGCAGAATATTTGCATGGGCGAGATGACGGGCGTGCCGGAAGAGATCCTCGACCTGCTCCGTCGTTATATCGAGGACGCGAAGGTGGAGCTCCAGAAAGCCCTCCCGCCGCCGCAGGTACCGGGGGTGATCCCCGCCCCCGTCGCCGGCGTCGGGCCGACCGTGAATGCGCCGGTGCAGCAACCGCCCGCGATGGGCGGCGCGACGCCGCCCCAGATGATGCCACCCGGGGCAGGACCGCCGCCGGGGGCCGTACCGATGCAAGGAGCAGCATGATCGACGAGTCCGTGTCCACCACCATCACCTCCGCCCTCCAATCCGGCGGCGAACCCGCAACTGCCAAGCCCGCCCCCGCCGTCGAGAAGGAGCCGACCGAGCCGGCCAAGCTCTCTCACGGCCAGCGCCGCGCCCAAACCTGGGACAAGGTGCTGAGCGAAAAGCTCGAGGAGAAGCCCGCCGCGGAGGCCAAGACCGAGCCGGCCAAGGAGGAGCCCCCCAAGCCTGCCGAGGTCAAGAAAGACCCCGACTCGAAAGCCTTCGCCGCGCTCGCCCGGGAGAAGGCCGAGACGCGGCAGCTTGAGGCGAAGGTCGCGACGGAGCGGCAGGCGGTGGAGCGCGACAAGGCGAGCCTCACGACGGAGCGCGACGCGTTCACGAAGGAGCGGGCCAGCTTCGCCGCGGAGAAAGACGCCTTTTTCAAGGACCCGGACAAGGTGGCGGAGCACCTCGTCAAGTCGCTCGGGATTCAGACGCTCGAGCAGTTCAAGGCGTACTTGACGCGGAAGTGGAGCCCCTCAGCTTCCTCCACAGCCTCTTCGGATCCGAACGCGCCGAAAGCGCTAACCCAGGCCGACCTGGACAAGGCGCTGAAAGATGACCGCGAGAAGCGGGAGCTAGACGGGAAAGTCGCCGCCGTCTACGAAGAGTACGACAAGGCGGTGGAGGGCACCGACGTTGCGTCGCTCGTCTACTCCAGGGCGGAAGCGCGCGCGAAGGGCGATGAGATCGCAAACAAGTTGCGCGCCCTCGGCAAATCCTTTACCATCACCGATATCGCGGACGCCGTGGACGAGTTGGCCAAGGACGATCCGCGTTACCTGAAACTGCAAGAAAAGCTCGGAAAGACCGCGAGCACGCCCGCCGGCAGCGCAAAGCCGGCCACGCAGACCAAAGCACCCGCCGCAAAGACCGAAGCGGTAGCAACGGCAACCTCAGCGAAGCCTCTCGCCGGAGCCGCCCGCCTTTCGCACACAGCGCGGATGGCGGCACTTCTGGCAGACGCGCGCAAGGAAGCCTAGCCCGGACCCCGCCGACCTGAAAGACCGGTGCGCGTCCCAAGGGGCACGCGATGGCAGCTGCATCCACTACAACGTATTCCGCGCTACTGCGCGAAATCTGGCCGCAAACCGACATCTTCGACGAGCTGTATACGATCAACCAGTCGTATTACGGCGTGGTCAACAAAGACACGACCTTCTACGAGTACATCCGGCACATCGCGGTGGGCTATGGCTACACCGGCGGCGCGTCGGCCCAGTTCTCGAACGCGAAGAAAAACAAGTCCCCCACCGTCGAGTCGAAGTTCGACATCACGCCGGTCATTTACTACTCGCTGTTCTCGATTCAGCGGAACCTCCTCCGCCGGGCGCAGAACAAGAAGGCGGCCATTCTCCCGGCGCTCGAGCGCCAGGTGAAGATGGCGCTCAACGTCTGGAAGCGTCGCCAGGGGATTTACCTCTGGGGCACCGGCGTCGGTAACGTAGCGCAGATCCTCACGGGTCCGGGCGGGACGGCCACCCTGAACATTCCGAACGGGAGCACGCAGGTTCTCACGACCTCGCAGATCCAGCTCACCAACGTTCCGGACATGAAGAAGTTCCAGAAGAACCTGAACGTCGGGTTCATGACTGGAAACACTACGACGGACACTCAGATCCCGCAGATCGTCCCCCTGCTCGTGACGAACCTGGACCGCGACAACGCGATCTTGACGTTCAACGTGCCAGTGGCGAGCTCGGTCCCAGGCATCGGGTCAACCTCGACGAACTACGTCTGTTTCGACGGCGACGCGAACCAAGTCGTGGCCGGCAATTACGGGTGGGTTCCGACCTCCGCTCCGACTTCGACGGCGTGGTTCGGTCTCGATCGGACGCAGGACATCCAGTGGCTCGCCGGGTGGCGCGTCTCCGGAAAGAACAAGTCGATCAAAGCGGCGGCGATGGCGGCGGCCAAGGTCATTGCGGAGGCGGACGGCGAGGGGACGCACCTTTTCCTCTCCCCGAACGACTACCTCACGCTCCAGTACGAGCTGGAGAGCGCGGGATCGCTCCGTAACGTCAAGGAGCCGGGGGCCAGCATCGGCAAGTACAGCGCCGGTGTCACGTTCAACGGCATCGAGTTCATGGGTTCGATGGGCCCCATCAAGGCGTTCTTCGACATCAACGTGCCGGACGGACTGCCGATGCTCCAGGATCTCTCGACCTGGACGTTCGCGACGATGGGAGACGCGCCCTACTTCGACAGCGAAGACGGGAACGAGATCCTGCGCGAGGTGGATGCGGACGCCTTCGAGGGCCGCATCGTGGGCGATCTGCAGAACTACACCGAGGCGCCTGGGCGAAACGTCGTCCTCACGCTGACCACCTAAAAGGACCGCCATGGCACTCGCAGATTTCAGCATCTACAAGGCACTCAAGCTCTCCGAGATCCAGAGCAACTCGGCGCTCTCGACCACGGTGCAGAACGTCACCACGGTCATCACGACCGGGGCATCCAACGTCATCGCGCAGTCGTGCACCCGTGAAGGGTTCATGAAGGTCGCGAACATTCAGGCGACGGCAACGGAAGCGACGGTTGCCGAGGGGCGCGTCGCGTCGTTCCAGAGCTACCTTCGCACGGCAAACGTGACGAGCACGTCGGCGAACTCCGCGGCGTCCACGTCGGCGTACACGGTCGTCCAGCTCTGGAAGCACACGATCGCAAACTCCAGCGGGCTCGTCGTGTCCCTCGCGGCAACGGCGAACCTATACAACGTGGCACTCACAGAGTGGCAGCCGGTCCCGTTCGTGATCAACACCGGCACGAACTCCAACATCGCGAACGCGGTGTTTCTCCCCGGCGACGTCCTAACCTGCAACACCACGGCGACGTCCACCGGGTCGGCCACGGCTACCACGGTCACGGTCGATTACTGCCTGGAGGACATCTAAGCCATGGGCGCCCCGGTGGGCAGCAACGGCGGGGGATCACCCGGCGGCGATGTGATGGCCATTCACGGCCAGAGCAACGGCTATGGGGAGTCGCACTACTATTTCAGGTTCAACCCCAAGGGCACGGGCACGGTTACGGGGGTCGCGGGGAAATACATCGTCTCCGTGGCCTACTCCGCGACCGGCCTCTACCTCGTCCAGCTCGCGTCCAACTTCGGGACCATCATCGGCTTCTACGGCCTCGTTCAGGCCGTGAGCGGTGGTGCCTTGAGTGGCTTCGACGTCCAGCTCGATAACTCGCTCGTCAACGGTACTGCCGGCACTCCCGGCGGAACCATCGGCGTCGCGCTCACGCAGTCCTCGACCGGAAACTACGTCGCCTCGACCGGCGACGCAAACAGCCAGGTCTTCTGCCACCTCATCGTCTCCAACAACACCGGAGTGTCGCCGTAATGGGCGCCACGGGTAAGGGTCTCCTCGCAGCGGCCGGCATGGCCAA